AATTAAAAGAGACATACCTATAATTTTAAATAGTGTAAATTATGAAGATACATATAGTGGTGATTTTACAACACGAAGAGCTGTAGTTTATACTTTATCATTTACAGCTAAAACATATCTATATGGACCAATGACAAATCAAGGTGTTATTAAAACTGTACAGGCTGACCTTGGTGCTGATACTGACCCAGAATTAACTAGAGAAGAAAGAATTGTAATCACACCTAATCCTACAACTGCTGACGCAGATGATGATTTCGGATTTACAACAACAATATCAACCTTTGCAGACGGTAAACGATATAACCCAAATACGGATACAGATGAGTAAACTAGAAGATAATGTAAATGATATTTTAGGTATAGAAAAAAAAGAAGAAAAGTTTTCTTTAAAAGAGTTTGAACAACCAGCTCCTGTACCTAGAAAAATTGATGATACAAAAGATGATATAGATAATGATTATTCTCATAGTAGAGATAATTATTATAATCTAATAGACAAAGGCAATGCAGCTATTGAAGGTATATTAGATATTGCAAAAGAGGGACAACACCCTAGAGCATATGAAGTTGCAGGTCAATTAATAGGTCAAGTTACAACTACAGTAGATAAACTTCAAGACTTGCAAAAGAAATTAAAAGATTTAAAAGATATACCAAATAAGACCACAGCTAATATAAAAAATGCTTTGTTTGTGGGTTCTACAAATGAATTACAGAAAATGTTAAATAGAAAAAAAGAAGATGATATTATTGAAGGCGATAGTACACAACCTGAAAAAGATAACACTAAAGATAAGTAAAATCTTTTATTTAAGGAATTATATTAAATGAGTGACGCATATCTAGGTAACCCGAATCTTAAAAAAGTCAACACACCTGTTGAGTTTACAAAAGACAACATACTTGAATTTCAAAAGTGTGCTAAAGATCCAATTTACTTTATGGAAAATTACATGAAGATTGTAAGTCTTGATGAAGGACTTGTACCTTTTAAGATGTATGATTTTCAAAAACATATTGTAAAAACTATACATGATAATAGATTTACAATATGCAAATTACCTAGACAAAGTGGTAAATCAACTACTACCGTTTCTTATCTTTTACACTATGCAATATTTAATCCTAATTCTAATATTGCCATACTTGCCAACAAATCTACAACTGCTAGAGATATTTTAGGTAGAGTACAATTAGCATATGAAAATTTACCAAAGTGGTTACAACAAGGTGTAATAAACTGGAATAAAGGTAATATAGAATTAGAAAACAAATCTCAAATAGTGGCGGCTGCAACTTCTTCAAGTGCAATTCGAGGTGGTTCATATAATATAATATTTCTTGATGAGTTTGCTTTCGTACCACCAAATATAGCAGAGATGTTTTTTAGCTCTGTTTATCCTACAATATCATCTGGTACTAAAACTAAAATGATTATTGTATCTACACCTTACGGTATGAATCAGTTTTATAAATTATGGTCAGACGCAGAAAATAAAAGAAATGATTATGTGCCTATTGACGTTCATTGGTCAGAGGTGCCAGGCAGAGATGAAGAATGGAAAGAAAAGACTATTAGAAATACCTCAGCAGAGCAGTTTCAACAAGAGTTTGAATGTGAATTTTTAGGTTCTGTAAATACATTAATTAGTCCATCTAAAATTAAAAATATATCTTTTAAAGCACCAAAAACTTCTAATGCAGGTTTAGATGTATATGAAGACCCTATAAAAGATAGAACATATGTTTGTACTGTTGATGTTGCAAGAGGAGTATTAAAAGATTATTCTGCTTTTATAATATTAGATGTATCACAAATGCCTTTTAAAGTAGTTGCAAAATATCGTAACAATGATATAAAACCTTTATTATTTCCACATACTATTGAAAAGGTTTGTAATGCATATAATCACGCACATGTATTAGTCGAAACAAATGACTTAGGTCAACAAGTTGCAGAGGCATTACAATTTGAATTAGAATATGACAATCTATTAATGACAACAAATAGAGGTCGTGCAGGTCAAATATTAGGTGCCGGATTTAGTGGTAGAGGTTCTGGCTTTGGTGTTAAGATGACTAAACAAATTAAAAAAATAGGTTGTGCTAATATTAAAACATTAATTGAGTCAGATAAAATAGGTATACATGATTTTGATATTGTTCAAGAGATGTCAACTTTTGTAAGAAGAGGTCAATCATGGCAGGCCGAAGAAGGTAATACAGACGATTTAATGATGTGTTTAGTTATATTTGGCTGGTTATCTAATCAACCATTCTTTAAAGAGATGACAGACACAAACGCAAGACAAATGTTGTATGATGAACAACAATCCTTAATTGAACAGGATATGGCGCCTTTTGGCTTCGTAGATGACGGTACACCAGACCATGAAAAGGTGGAAGTTGACGAATACGGAGATGTATGGCATCCTGTCGTAAGAAAAGGACTCTAATTCTAACATCTTATAAATATCAGTAAGGTTGAATTTTGAATATGGGCATAAGAAAACTTATGAGTATTGAATATTTAATAATTAAATTAGCTAATTAAAAGGAGAAACCTAAATGGCATTTCAAGTATCAGCAGGTGTTCTCGTACAGGAAAAAGACCTTACTAGAATTATACCAGCAGTCTCAACTTCTATCGGTGCAGTTGCTATTCAAGCAACTAAAGGACCTTTAGATGAGATTACTAGTATTTCTAGCGAACAAGAATTAGTTTCAACATTTGGAAAACCTAACTCAACAACGTTTGAGGGATTTTTCACTGCTGCTAACTTTTTAGCATATTCTAATTCTTTAAGAGTTGTCCGTGTACAGAATACATCTGTATCAAATGCTACCGAAAGTGGTAGTACATTTGTAATTAAAAATACTCAGCATTATCAAGATAATTATGCCGCTGGACAAGGTTCTGTTGGTTTGTGGGCGGCTAGAACAGCTGGCGCATTTGGAAATTCGTTAAGAATTGACACATGTCCATCTGCTACAGTTTACGAACAAACTGCTAAAACAACTGTTAATGACGCCTCTATGGCAGTCGGAGAAACAGTTGTTACAGTTACATCAGGAACAGGAATTGTTGCAGGCGATATAGTTAACTTTGGTGACAATTTTGAGTACAGAGTTGTTAGTGTATCAACTAATAACTTAAATATAGTTAGAAAAGACGAACCAGCATATTTCGGAACTTCCGATTCTTCAGGTCTACATGCAGTACCAGCTAATGGTGCTAGTGTAAGAAGAAGATGGAGACATTACGATTTATTTGACAAAGCACCAGGAACTTCACCGTTTGCTCAAGCAAATGGAGCTTCAGGTGATGAGTTACATGTTGTTATAATTGACGAAGACGGTGCAATTACAGGAACTAAAGGCGATATTTTAGAAACTTTTGGTGCATTATCAAAAGCTTCAGACGCTTTAACAGCTCAAGGTTCTACTAACTATTATCCAAATGTAATTTACAATCAATCAAACTACATTTACTGGATGGATCACAACGCTGGTGGTTCTAACTGGGGTAGTGCAGCTAGTGGAGTAACTTTTACTAATGTTACTGCTGTAAGTCAAGTATCATTATCAAATGGTGCTGATGGTTCAGTAGCAACTACAGCTCAGAAATTAACTGCTTATACTAAATTTGCTGACGCAGAAACAGTAGAAGTAAGTTTAATTATGTCTGGTAACGGTGACGCTACTCACATTGACAACTTAATTACAATTGCAGAAAATAGAAAAGACGCAGTTGTATTTGCTTCTCCAGAGAGAAGTGATGTTGTTAATATTGCAGACGACAACGCACAAAAGAACAATGTAGTATCATTCTTTAATGGTATTCGTTCAACTTCTTATGCTGTGTTTGATAGTGGTTACAAGTACACATACGACAGATACAATGATGTTTACAGATATGTACCTTTAAACGGTGACATAGCAGGTTTAACAGCAAGAACAGACCTTATAGCAGACAGTTGGTTTTCACCAGCAGGTCTAAACAGAGGTATTGTTAGAGGCGCAGTTAAAATTGCATTTAATCCATCTAAAACACAAAGAGATGAATTATACAGAGCTAGAGTAAATCCTGTGGCAACTTTCCCAGGACAAGGTACTGTATTATTCGGTGACAAAACTGGATTAACTGCTCCTTCAGCATTTGATAGAATCAATGTAAGAAGACTGTTTATCACTTTAGAGAAGGCAATTGCTACTGCTTCTAAATTCCAACTTTTTGAATTCAATGATGAATTTACAAGAGCTAACTTTAGAAACATTGTAGAACCTTTTTTAAGAGAAGTACAAGGTAGACGAGGTATTACAGACTTTTTAGTAGTCTGTGATGAAACTAACAACACAGGTGAAGTAATTGATAGAAATGAATTCATAGCAGAGATTTTTATTAAACCTGCTAGAAGCATTAACTTCATTACTTTACAATTCATAGCAACTAGAACCGGCGTTTCGTTTGACGAAGTGGCTGGCGGCTAAGTTTAGAAATAGGAGAAAAATAAAATGGCAAACATTAATGACTTCAAAGCTAAACTTGCTGGCGGTGGGGCAAGACCCAATCAGTTTAAGGTAACAATGCCTTTTCCTGGTTACGCACAAGTTGGTGGAGAAATAGAAGAACTAGCATTCTTATGTAAGACTACTTCATTACCGGCAATGACAACACCGTCATTTACGGTACCTTTTAGAGGTAGACAAATTAAGATTGCTGGAGATAGAACATTCGCTGATTGGTCTATAACGGTTATCAATGATACAAATTTCAAATTAAGAAACGCATTTGAAAGATGGTCAAATGGTATTAACAACATGACAGACGGAGAAGGATTAACAAATCCTGCTGACTATCAAGTTGACGCATTTGTAGATCAGTTAGATAGAAATGGTGCAACTATCAAGTCGTACACTTTAAGAGGTGCATTTCCGACTGAAATAGCTGCAATTGAGTTGGACTACGGTTCTAATGACGCTATTGAAGAATTTGGCGTAACATTTGGATACCAATACTTTGAAAGTAACACTACTACATAGTATATAAATACCTTGTAGTAACACAAAGGAATATTATTATGGCTGAATTATTTGGATTTTCTATAACTCGTTCTAAAAAAACGGCGGATCCAAAACAAAGCTTTACACAACCTCAAGCGGATGATGGTACACAAACCATCGCCGCTGGGGGTTATTTTGGTCAATACCTCGACATGGAGGGACAGGCCAAAACAGAGCAGGATTTAATCCGAAGATATAGAGAAATCGCTTTACACCCCGAGTGCGACATGGCAATTGAAGATATTGTCAATGAAGCAGTTGTGGCTAATGAACTAAAAGACGCTATTAGGTTGATGTTAGACCAAGTGCCTTTTGGTAATGAAATCAAAAGAAAAATAGAAGAAGAATTCCAAGAAGTATTAAGGTTAATGAACTTTAATACAAAAGGACACGACATCTTTAGAAGATGGTATGTTGATGGTCGTATGTATTACCATAAAGTGATTGACAGAGAATCACCAAGAAAAGGTATTACAGAATTACGATACATTGACCCACGAAAAATTAAGAAAGTTAGAGAAGTTAGAAAGAAAAGACCTGATGGTCCTACACCACATGGTCTTTCTATCATAGATGACTTTCAAGAATACTATTTGTTTAATGAAAAAGGTGTAGCAGGCACAACATCTGGTGGTATTAAGATTGCACCAGACACAATCGCATTTGTGCCTTCAGGAATGATTGATCAAAATAAAAATTTGATACTTTCTTATTTACATAAGGCAATTAAACCTGTAAATCAATTAAGAATGATTGAAGACGCTGCTGTGATTTACAGAATTGCAAGAGCGCCTGAAAGAAGAATATTTAAGATTGATGTAGGTAATTTACCAAAAGTAAAAGCTGAACAATACCTAAGAGATGTGATGGCAAGATATAGAAATAAACTTGTTTATGATGCTTCAACAGGTGAAATCAGAGATGACAGAAACTATATGTCTATGTTAGAAGACTTTTGGTTACCGAGCAGAGAAGGTGGTAGAGGTACAGATATTACTACACTACCTGGCGGACAAAATCTTGGAGAAATTACGGACATTGAATACTTTAGAGCTAAACTATATCGTTCATTGAATGTACCAGCAAGTAGATTAGAAGCGAGTCAAGGTTTCAATCTTGGTAGAAGTACCGAGATTACCAGAGATGAACTTAAATTTACAAAGTTTGTACAAAGATTGAGAAAAAAGTTTACAGAGTTATTTAATGATATATTAAAAACACAATTAATACTTAAAGCCGTTATCACGGAAGAAGATTGGCATTTGTTACGAGATCATGTACAATATGACTTTTTACAAGACGGACACTTTGCAGAATTAAAAGAGTCTGAAATGTTAATGGAAAGATTGAGAGTTGCCGATTCTATGAGAGATTATGTTGGTAAATATTTTTCTGTTGAGTATGTAAGAAAGAATGTATTACGACAAACAGATAGAGAAATTGCTAAAATTGATAACCAAATTAAAAAAGAAATTGATGATGGTATTATTGCTATGCCAGACGCAGGCGAATTTACCAGAGAAATCAAATAGGAGAAATTAAATGAGTGAACATGTAAAAAAATTTGTAGATGATTTACAAAATGGAAAAAATACTGATGCAGGAGAGGCTTTTAAAGACGCATTAAGAGCTAAAGTTGCTGACGGTTTAGATAAACAAAGAGTTGACATTGCGAGTAGAATATTTAATGATGCTTCTACAAACGCACAACCTTTTAGCGATCCAAAACCGACTGTAACTGACCCTAATCCGGAAACAAGTGTTGTTATTGATACACAAGGTCAAGAAGTTGAATTTGTTGATAACGGTAATGAACAACCAACACCAGAGTCAGAGGTTCCAAATGCAGAAAGTCAGCCAACTACTTAAACCAAACGTAGTTGATACAGAAACTTTTAGTCAATTACCACCTAAACATAGAGAGGTGGTAAATGACTTTTTTAGTCAAGTAGATTATGATAATGTTGATGTTGTAAAAGAAGTTGAGGCAACTATAGATAAGGTTGCTGTTAAACATAACGTACAAACAAATGTTGTCTATGATTACATGGACAAAGAATTAGGAGTTTAAATATGGCATATGTAGATATCGCAGGATTAAAAAATACATTTGAGCATTCAGAGGAGTTTAATGACAATTATTGGACAAAAAATGAATGTACTATTACTGCTAATGCTACAACAGCGCCAGACGGTTCTTTAACAGCTTTTAAACTGACAGAAAGTGCAACTGCTAATAAAGGTCACAATATTAGTAAAAATGTAGGAGGTTCTGGTAGTACAAACGGTAACTCGTATAGTGTTTATGTTAAAGCGGATACACGAACTAAATTTATTGTAGGTTTAGGATTTAATGCAGATAGTTTAACAACTAATGCTAAATTTGATTTGACAGCAGAAACAGTTATTAGCACAGGAAATGCTTTTGGTTATCCTAAAATATTTGGACAAATAGTTAAACAAGATAACGGTTGGTATAGATGTATATTACAAGTATCGACTAATGGTGGAGCATTCAATCCTAATTATTATATAGGTCCGATAGACGATACTAATGATAATACTCCTTCAACAGGATCAGGAAGTATTTTTATTTGGGGTGCAATGTGGCAAAAAGAACATGAAACCGTTGTTAATGGTACTAACGCTGGTAGATATGTTTACAGTGGTAATTCTTCAGGTGTTGAAGGCAGTTTATGGCAATATGAGAATAGTGCTACAGCAGCTAATACATATCCTGATTCCGCTGACGGTGCAAACTCAACTGTGTCTGGTGGAATAAGAACACACACAAGACCAGGAACTAATGCTGTTACAAAAACATATTTAAGAACTAGAAAAAAAGGAACTACAGTTGAAAGAGGTGAGTTGTCACATACTTACTTACACGGAGCATAATGACAATAGTATCTACACAATTAGTTGATGATGGTTTCAAAGTAATTAATAAAATTACTGGTGCAAAAAATGAAAATGAAAAATTAATAGAAGTAGATAGTTTAAAAAACTCTACTAACGAATCAGAGATATCAATTGCAAATGCATATTACGAAGTAGAAGGCACAGGCACGGTAACTTTGCAATTTGATAATGAAAAAGAATTGACTATGACGGGTATAGATAATTACGGTTTAAAACCTACAGAAACAAAAATAAAAGGAACAGGCGACATTACAATTACAACTGATACAAATGTAGATAAGTTTAGTTTAATGTTAGAATGTCATAAAGAAACAGGATTTAACAATGGCTGATATAGTAACAACACAAACAATAGCTGATACCTCTGGTGTTAAGTTTGTTGCAAAACTAACAAATTTTTCAGATGGTACTGGTGAAACTTTAGTAAAAAAAATAGATGCTTCAGAGGTTACATTTATGACCGAAGACGCAAACAGAAAGATATCCAGAGTATGGTACTCTATTAACACAGCTAATAATAAGTCTGCTGTTGAGTTAATTTGGGACGGAGATACTAACGCTACTGCTATGTTATTAAGTGGTAATGGTTATTTTGATTTAAGAACTGCTGGTAATGAGATATCAAACAACGCAGGTACACCTACTGGAGACATATTATTATCTACTAAAAATTTTGCTGTAGGTGACAACTATACAATTATTATCGAGTTTAGGTAATAAAACTGTATAAATAGTAAGAGAGAGAAATATGAAACTAATATCGGAAGAAATTCAAAACGCAGAATACTTGGTTGAAGAAACCAATGGTAAAAAATCATACAAAATTAAAGGTGTCTTTCTACAATCAGATATCAAAAATAGAAATGGAAGAATATACGAAAGTGATATTCTTTCAAAAGAAGTAGATAGATATTCAAAAGAATTTATTGATAAAAGAAGAGCATTCGGTGAGTTAGGCCATCCAGATGGTCCAACTGTTAATTTAGAGAGGGTATCACATATGATTACTGCTCTAAAACCAGAAGGCAAAAATTTTATCGGTGAAGCAAAAATCATGGACACACCTTACGGTAAGATTGTAAAAGGTCTTATAGATGAAGGCGCTCAATTAGGAGTATCTTCAAGAGGTATGGGATCCTTGGTTCAAAAAGGTGGTGCTAACTATGTAGGAAAAGATTTCTACTTGGCTACTGCTGCCGACATTGTTGCAGACCCCTCAGCTCCAGACGCTTTCGTAGAAGGCATTATGGAAAACAAAGAGTGGGTATGGGATAATGGTGTCATTAAGGCACAAGATATTGAAGAGTATAAAGAGTATATTCAAGAAGCAAAAAGACTTAAATTAACAGAGGCTAAGGTCACTGTATTTAAATCTTTTCTTGAAAAACTTTAATCTTATAAATATCTATTAATTAGAGAAAAATAACTAGTTATTTTAAAAAAGGAGATTTCTCAAATGGCCGATACAGAAAACAAATTAGCGGCGTTAGAGCAAGAAGCAGTAGCTGAAGCAAGTGCTAATCCACAAGCTGATGCTCCTAAGAAAAATGCTGTAGCGGCTGAACCTTCTCACATTGCGAAAATGAACAATGCTGAAGATTTAGGTCCAGCTGTTGTTAAACCAACAGACAGCAATCCTGACGCAACTAAAAAATCAAAACAAGTTTCTGGCGACGCTCAACAAAAATCGCAAGGTGCTCCTGAGGCAATGCCAAAATTGTCTGGACACAATACGAAATTAGAGAGTGCAGAAGCTGAAGAAGGTTCGGAAGAAATCAAGGAAGGCGAAATGCCTAAAGCCGCTTTAGACGCATTGAAAAAGCATAAAGAAAAGTCGGAAGATAAAGAAGACAAGAAAGATGCTAAAGATGTTGAAGAAGCTGAAGACCATATGGACAAAGACAAGAAACCAATGAAAGCTGGTTACATGTCTTCTAACTACAAAATGAAAAAAGAAGAAGTTGATGAACATATGAATGCTTTAGTCGCTGGACAAGATGACTTATCCGAAGAATTTAAAACTAAAGCTGCAACTGTATTTGAATCAGCAGTAAACTCAAAAGTAAAAGAGATTGCTGAATCAATGGAAGTTGAAGTTCAAAATAATTACGAGCAAGATATTGCAAATGCAAAAGCTGAGTTAACTGAAAAAGTTGATAGCTACTTATCTTATGTCGTTGAAGAGTGGATGAAAGAAAACGAAATCGCTCTTGAAAGAGGCATTAAAGGTGAGATCGCTGAAGACTTTATTAGCGGACTTAAAAAACTTTTTGCTGAGCATTACATTGATGTTCCAGATGAAAGATACAATGTGCTTGAAGATCAAGCATCTAAAATTGAATCTTTAGAAAAGAAACTCAATGAGCAGATTGAAAAAAATGTTGAATTAAACAAGGACAATGCAGACAAGACAAGAAACGAAATCATGTCTGAAGTTGCAAGTGACCTTGCTGATACATCAAAAGAAAAATTTGCTAAACTTGCTGAAGAAATTGAATGGTCAGGTGCTGACTCTTTTAAAACAAAATGTGAAACTATTAAAGAATCATACTTTGGTAAAAAAGAAGAAGTAAAAGATCAACTACATGATGTGGCGGCTGGCGATGAACTTTCTAACGAAGATTTATCAAAAGCAATGGCTGCTTACACTGCCGCTATAAGCAAAACAAAAGATATGAAAATATCTTAGTATAACCGGACAAAGGGAGAAAATTAAAATGTACTTATCCGAAACACACGAAAAAAAATGGCAGCCTGTGTTAGAACACCCTGATTTACCAGAAATCAAGGATTCTTACAGACGAGCCGTTACATCAGTTATCTTGGAAAACCAAGAAAGAGCTGCTAAGGAAGACCAAGCATATTTGTCAGAGGCTGCGCCTGTAAACGCAACCGGTTCAAATGTTTCTAACTGGGATCCAATTTTGATCTCATTAGTTAGAAGAGCTATGCCTAACCTTATCGCTTACGATATCGCTGGTGTTCAACCAATGACTGGTCCGACAGGACTTATATTTGCTATGAGAAGTAGATATACAAATCAAACTGGTGCAGAAGCATTTTTTGACGAATCTGATTCAGATTTCTCAGGAAGAAATGCTGCTGGTTCAGCAACTGGAGGTTTCTCTTCAACTGCTCACGCCGGTACTAATCCAGGTGCTCTAAACGACTCACCATCTGCTGGTGCTTTCACAAAAGGTACAGCAATGACTACAGCGAAAGCTGAGGCATTAGGTGACGCTGCTGGAAACGCTTTTGCTGAAATGGCATTCTCAATTGAGAAATCAACTGTTACTGCTAAATCAAGAGCTCTAAAAGCAGAGTACACAATGGAACTTGCTCAAGACTTAAAAGCAATCCATGGTTTAGACGCTGAAACTGAACTTGCAAATATCTTATCTGCTGAAATCCTTGCGGAAATCAACAGAGAAGTTGTAAGAACAGTTTACACAAACGCAGAGAAAGGTGCTGCTACAAACACAACTACAGCAGGTATCTTTGATTTAGATACAGACTCAAACGGAAGATGGTCTGTTGAAAGATTCAAAGGACTTATGTTCCAACTTGAAAGAGATGCGAACAGAATTGCACAAAGAACAAGAAGAGGAAAAGGTAATATGATTATCTGTTCAGCTGATGTTGCTAGTGCGCTTCAAATGGCTGGTGTTTTAGATTACACACCTGCTCTTAACAACAATTTGAATGTTGATGACACAGGCAATACTTTTGCTGGTGTTCTTAACGGCAGATTCAAAGTATACATTGACCCGTATAGTGCAAACAGCTCAGCAACACAATACTATGTTGTTGGTTACAAAGGTACTTCACCTTATGACGCTGGTATGTTCTATTGTCCATATGTTCCACTACAAATGGTGAGAGCAGTTGGTCAAGATACTTTCCAACCGAAAATTGGCTTCAAGACTAGATATGGTCTTATCGCTAACCCATTCGCTGAAACAGGTGCTATCACAGGTGCTCACTCAGTTGTGGACAACGCTGGTTCTGCTAACGCTAACAGATACTACCAAAGAGTTAAAGTTACTAACTTGATGTAATATTTGTTGAGTTTTCAACAGTAATATTAAAGGGCGCTTCGGCGCCCTTTTTTTTGGCCTTCCTCCAGGATGGATAAATAATAGTATGACAATTACTAATGCATATTCAAGACAACCTACAAAGTTTGACTACGCTTCTCCTACTCAGTTTAAGTTTCAATTACTAAAACTGCCAAAGGTGGAATATTTCTGTACCTCAGTAAATATACCAGGTGTCACACTATCAA